CGGCATGGAGGGCTTGCCGCGTACCTTCTTCTCAAGGAGCTTTGTGCCGAGCAAGGGCGCGGCTTTTTCCGCGTCCTTGCCGTACAGCTCAAAATAGCCGTTCTGGGCAAAGCAGACCAGCGCGTCGGGATGCGCCTTTTTGACTGCCTCATACTTCCGAAGTTCTGCAACGGGCAGAGGTGCAAGCACCTCTGTTTTGTCAGCCTCCGGCAGTCTGTCACGGCGGCTTTTCTGCTGAGACAGCACTTCTGCCAGAGCATCCGCGTCTTTGGGGAGCGTCTGGTGGGTTTGTACGCCGCCATGCTCACCGACCAGAGCCATTGCTGCATCGAAGCTGCTGCGGCAGGGTGCATCCAGCACATAGCCGTCTGCGAAGGTCAGCCGGTCATGATCCGGCGCAACCGAGTTCTGTGCCACATTTGCAGCCTGTTCCCGGTAGTTGAACTCAAAGACATCTCCGAAGACCTTGCCGCGCTTGACGGTTTTCGGGACAATGACGCGGGCAACGCACTCGTCGTAGGTCTGTTCGGCGTAAAAACGGAAGGTGTTGTGATCCCGCGTTCCCTGAATGAAGACCTGATTTTCATTGAGGCAGTGCGTTCCGTGTGGGCGGCAGAACCACATCAGCGTCCTGTCTTCGGGATTCTGGCTTTCGGCAGCGCGGCGGATGATGCGCTTGTCGATGTCGAAGTCTTCCTTGTAGCTGTCCACATGACCGTCCACGAGCTTCTGCAGCTCCGCAACGATGTCAACGTCTGTGTATTTCTTCATGCGTCTCCTTTCTCACAACTCCATGTCGTGCGTTTTGGATTTGACCGGAGGCTTCTTCTCCGGCTGCTGTTTTGCGGCGGCTTTGAGCTGATCACGGATGGAGGGCTTTTCCTGTTTCTGCTCTTGCTTGACGTATTCCAGCGTCGGCATCAGCTCACGGTAGCAGCCCTGTGTTTTCCGCGCTGCATGACGGCGATGGATTTTGAACAGCGGCTCACCATTCTGCATGACCGTGTTGCCCTCGATCCTGACGCCGTTCCGCGCCAGCAGATTGAAGGAGTGGTTAGAGGCGCGATAGGACGCCCGCATACCGTCGTTGTTATAGGCGATCTGCCCCTTGAGCGTGTCCATGACGGCGGCTTTGATCTCCTTCTCTTCGGCAGTCAGACGGTGTGCTTTCGGTGCTTTTGCCGCTTCTTCCGGCAAGGGAGCAAAGGGAGACTTGACCTCCACGGTTTTTACCTCAATAGAGGCAATTTCATCGTTCTCCCATGCAACGACCTCCGGGTCTCTTTCCTCTGCTTTCTCAGAAGTGACTTCCTTCTTAGGTTCGGTCTGCTGTCGGAACGCATCCACGAAAAGTGCCGTCAGTCCGGGATTGGGTTTGTCCACAAGGAAGCGGGAGGCATTCTCCGGGCAGACCTCAACGGTCTTCGCCCATTCCTTGAGGGGATGGGGAATGCGCCCGTCAAAGTCTTTCTGCTGAATGGTGTTTGCGAGGATATACCGGACGCGCTCCGGAGAAAACTGCTCAAGGACGCTTTTCACGGCGGCATCCGCATCCAGCCGGTTATCTCCGTAGTTGGAGCTGATCGCCGCCTCAATCGCACGGCGGCATTCCACGTTTGCAGAGAGAGAAGCACGATATGACTCCAGCTCACCGGCTTCATAGGCGTAATTCGCCGTCTCGTGGTAAATGGGTGCTTCCGGCTTTTCCTCCGGAACAGCTTCCTTTACGGGAGCTTCGACTTCCATCTCTGCGGACTGTGCTTTCTCTGCCAGCAGCACCTTGAGCTTGGCGTCAATGCCCTCGATCATCTCAGCCGCCGTCTTGCGGATGGTGTCCAGAGAGCTTTTCAGCTCCTTGGTTTCCTTGCCGGATGACCAACCGGCGATGTAGCCAAAGGAGTAGTCCGAGGTTTCAATGCCGTACCGCTGGCAGACCGTGTATGCAACGCTTTCCGCCTCAACCTCCTTGGTGTGCCGATCCTTCTTATCTTCTGGCGCGGCTTTCTCATCCGGCTTGACGGCGTGGAGCTTTGCGTGGGCGATCTCGTGAATGGCGGTTTTGACCGTCTGGATTTCGCTCATGCCCTCCTGAATGGCAATGCGGCTTTCAACCGGCGAGAAGAATCCCTTTGCACCGCCCGGAATGTCCTCAAAGGAAATAGGGACGGGAGATTCCTGCCTGAGTGCGTCGAAGAACGCCTCGTAGTTTTCGACGGTGCCTTTCAGCTCATCGACGATAATGTCCGGAAGCTCCTTGCCGTCCGTCTGGGAAACATCAAAGACACTTACCACCTTGAAGGCAGGACGCACGACCTCAACCGTTTCCGTGACAGCCTTCCCATCTGCGCCGATCACCGGCTTCTGCGTCAGAGGATCAAGCTTCTCACGCTCTTCCTGCGCCTTATACGGCGCGGGTGCAAGAATCTTGATGCCCTTTTCGCCCTTCATGACCTGACGGTCAAAGTTGCGCTGCCACGAGGTATAACCGGCAACATAGGTTGCCTCCGGCTTCTGCATCGCAATGAGCAGCGTGTTGTTGAAGGAATAGTTGTAGAACTTGGACATCGTGCGGAGATATTCCTTGAACCGCTCGGATTCAAACAGCTCCTTGATGCCCTGTTCCAGCTTGTCCGTGATTTCGCGGACTTGCTGTGCATTTTTGTTTTCAGCCATCTCAAACCTCCATTTCTTATTTGCTTTTGGGCGAAGAAAACCCCGTCTGGGATTTGCTCAGTAAACGAGCCTTTACCTCAGACGGGGTTTCTCTGCGTGTCAGCCGACGATGAAAGATGTTATCCTCCTTCTCCCATTCAATCAGCCGGTCAAACAGCTCCGGGTGTTTTGTAATCATGTGCAACAGCTCTTCGTCGCTTGCGTTGGGACAGAACCAGCAGCCGTTTCTTCGGCAGTGAGCGTAGATTGGGGAAAGCAGCCCGTGTTCCTGACAGAGCTTGTAGGCGTCTGCCTCGGTCATGCCGTATTTGGCAAGCAGACTGACCTTCGTTACTCCATCCAGACGAGCAAGGCGTTTTGGCTCATCCTCCGCGATGCCGACATAGCTCACGGTGTCCGGCGAGAGTGCGGCATTGTACTTGCGGACGGGCGGGATTTTGCAGTCTCGATTGACTGCACACATACCAGCCCATGCGAAGCCGCGAACCTCGCCCTTGTGCGATCCGCGGGTGATGACATGATGGAACACATCATCGTAGGTCTTGTCTGCATGGAGAATGGTGAACTTGATGCCCAGCTCCTTTTCACAGAAGGGCTTGAGCCGGTCATAGATGAAGTCCCGGTGTTCCGGGACTTCGCCGCTTGTGTCTTTGTCGAACATGACCTCACTGAAAACCGCCTCGTCAAGCGGCTCATTGTGCTGTGCAGCCAGCAGGAGCGTCGCTACGCTGTCTTTGCCTCCGCTGCATGAAGCAACATACTTTGGGCGGGTCATCGGTCGAACTCCATCTTGAAGCTGACATACTTGCCGCCGGTATCATCCAGCCGGATGACAGCATCGTAGAGCTGCGGTTTTTTGGGCGTATAAAGTCCGGTCATTCTGCACCAGCCCTTGTCCAGCAGCTCTTTTGCAATCTTCTTTGTCAGCTTCTTTTTCTTGGAAGAGAAGAACTTGTTGTCTTCCCACAGGCAGAAGTTGCATTCCTTACTGGAACAATAGAAGTTGCCCTTGCCCACATAGACCGGAGAGCCGCAGCGGGGGCATTTGCCGATTTCCTCCTTGCCCGTGCCGAAACGCTGGGCTTCGGCGTCGGAGAGAAACGGGTAGGCTTTCACGAGATCCCCGGTCATCTGGACAATGCCGCTGAGGAAGGCGTCCGCATCCGCATTGCCGCGCTCAATCTCCATGAGCGTGTTTTCCCATTCCGCAGTCATTGTGGGAGACGTGATCTGTTCCGGCAGAACACAGACGAGGTTGCAGCCGTCCTTTGTGGGAATAAGGGATTTGCCTTTGCGCTCTGCAAAGCCGGACTTTACCAGCTTTTCAATGATACCGGCGCGGGTTGCGGGAGTGCCGAGACCTTTCTTCTCGGTGTCATCGTCAAACTGATCGTTTCCGGCAGTCTCCATCGCAGACAGGAGCGTGTCTTCCGTGTACTGCTTCGGGGGCGTTGTGAAGTGTTCGGTGACGCTGGCGGACACACCATCCAGAACATCGCCCTCATGGACTTCGGGCAGGGACTTCATGGGATCGTCCTTTTCCTTCGTCTTGAGGGAAGCCTTGAACAGCTCTTCGATGGCTTTCCATCCGTTTTGAACGACGGTCTTGCCCTTGGTTTTGAACTCGTAGCCCTCGCAGGAGAGTGTGATCTGCGTTTCTGCGTAGGTGTGCTTCTCGCCGGTCGCACACAGAAGGCGCATCCCAACAAGATTGAGGATTTTCTGCTCCGACTGAGGGAGCGCCGAAACATCCTGCTTTTCGAGCTGGACGGTCGGGAGAATAGCGTGGTGATCTGTGACCTTGCTGTTGTCGGTTACGCGGGCAATGTCCGGAGTAATCGAAATGTCGGAGAAAAGCGGAAGCTGGCGGCAGACGATGGAAATGACCTGACGGGCGGTGTCCTCCATATCATCCGTGATGAACTGGCTGTCCGTGCGCGGATAGGTCAGGAGCTTCTTTTCGTAGAGTGTTTGTACGAGATCGAGCGTCTGCTGGGCGGTGAAGCCGTAGTAGCGGTTCGCCTCGCGCTGCAAGGTGGTCAGATCATAGAGCTTCGGAGGATTGACGGTTTTCGTCTCCCGCTTGAGAGAAGAAACGACGGCTTGCTTTTTCTCGCAAGCCGCCGCAATTCTTTTTGCTTCCTCTTCGGTTTTGACCTTTTCCAGATCGGCGGTCAGATCGCCCTTGCCGACGTGGACATTGAAATACTTCTCCTTTTGGAACGTGGAGATTTTCCCGTCACGCTCCACCAGCATTGCAAGGGTCGGCGTCTGGACGCGCCCGACCACCAGCTTCTTGTGATAAAGCGTAGTGAACAGGCGGGTGCCGTTAATGCCGACAATCCAGTCTGCCTTCGAGCGGCTGAGTGCCGCATCATAGAGACGGTCATATTCCTTGCCGTCCCGGAGATGCCGGAAGCCCTCACTGATAGCGGAGTCCTCCAACGAGCTGATCCACAGACGCTTGAAGGGCTTGGTGCATCCGGCTTTGTTGTAGACCAGCCGAAAGATCAGCTCACCCTCGCGCCCTGCATCGGTTGCGCAGACCAGCTCGGTGACGCGCTTGTCCTTCATAAGAGAGGACAGCACCTTGAACTGCTGGGCTTTGTCCTTTGTGACCTCAAACATCCAGCTTTCCGGGACAATGGGCAGATCATCATACCGCCACTTAGCATACCGCTCATCGTAGGAGCTGGCGTCTGCCAGCTCCACCAGATGACCGAAGCACCACGAAACGATGTAGTTGCCGCCCTCCATGTAGCCGTCCTTTCGGGATGTTGCGCCCAGCACCTTTGCAATGGACTGGGCAACGCTGGGCTTTTCGGCAATGACTAAGATCAATCCTCATCACCGTCCGTTTCCTCGTCTACCGCAATCTGCGGCTCTTCATCCTCGTTGATGTACGGCTCTTCCTCGTAGCCTTCATCATCAAAGAAGTCCATATCTTCATCCTTGGACTTTCTGCCCTTGATGAACTTGATGTAGTAATAGGCTGCACCTGCAGCACCGGCAAGAACGAAGATGACGAGGATCATGCCGATGTTGGATTTCTTTTCGGGTTTAGGGGCGGGAGCATCGGTTTCTGCATCCTTATCCGGCTCAGGTGTAACGGGGGCTGTGCCGGTGCATTCGCTCATGTTGGTCTTGCAGACCGGGCAGTCTGTGTTGACCTGACCGACAGCGCATTTCTCCTTGCAGTTACAGGTAGTCAGAGCAGCCGCAGTATCTTCGTCCAGCAGCGCAAGCAGATCGCTCTCATCGACCATGTTGAGAAAGTACGTCTGATACTGTTCCTCATCTTCGTTGATCGGCGCATCGTAGTCGATGACAATGAAAAAGGTGTTTCCGTTCTTCGTCTGGACTGTGATGAACTGCTTGTTGGTTGCCCTGTCATAGAGCAAATCGCGGGTGTAGGCGTTGCCCTCATCGTCAATCGGCTCACCCTTCGGCTTTTCCGGCGCGGGAGTGACTGCGGGCTGCTGTTCAGGCTGGGTTGCCTCTGTGACCGGAAGGTTCTGATCGGTGTCATCGGCATAGGCAAACGCCGTCACCGAGAAGCAGGACAGAACCATAACGCAGACCGCAAGGACGGTCAGAAAACGAAACTTCTTACGCATTGTCGATTACCTCCGTATTTCCGGCGGGATTGGTACCGCCCTTCATGGAAGACAGGAACGCCATGATCTGATCCTTGTCCATCACCATAGAGCGCACGGTATTGATGATTTCAAGGTTTTCCAGCTCTGTCTTCTTGTCGTACAGCTCCTTGAGCTGTCCTTCGATTTCGGACTTCTTCTTTTCAGCCTTCTCAATGTCGGAGAGGACTTTCTGATACTTGGGATTCATGCAAAACTCCTTTCTTTTAATAGGCGGGTCTTCCGAAGGCGTAGAAATGCTGCTGCCAGTAGGAAGAATTGATGGATGTGTACTGAATGGGGTCGCCGCAGTGGATCATGACGCCATCACCAACGTAGATGCCGACGTGGGACACACCGGGAGTGTCATACGTCCCGACGAAGAAGATGAGATCACCGGGCTGTGCATTCGCCTTTGAAACCGGCGTACAGACGTTGTAAAGCCCTTGTGCGCCCAGCCGTCCGGTATTCACAAGACCGCTGTTCGTGAGAACATAGCTGACAAAGCCGGAGCAGTCAAAGGATGTGTCGGGATTGGAGCCGCCCCACACATACGGATAGCCGAGATACTTTTCCGCCTCGGTAATTAGCGTTGCAAACTTCTCGTCGTTCAGGTATTCCGGGTTGACATCGTAGTCGGCGGGAGGATTGGTGATGTACTTGTCCACATAGGGAGAGTCACCGAACAGATCCTCGCGGTTGCCCAGCACCGACATATACGTTGCGTACATGGAAAGCTGTTCCTGAGACATGATGTAGACCGGGACATGGGAGAGATTGAAGTTTTCGAGCTTCACGTTGCAGATGTAGTAGTCATACGGGACGCGATAGGTTTCCGTGTGCGTGTTGCCGTCTGCGTCCGTCCATGTGTCGGTCTCCGTGCGGTATCTGGTTTCGACGATAACCTCTTCGATGAGGATGTACTGCTTTTCAAACAGCATTTGGAGCGTACCCTGCACCTCATCCAGCTTGAACTCGCCCTCATGGAGAGCCGAGAGAATGGAGATCAGCACATAGGGGTCATGCTCAATATCATCCAGATCGAAGTGGTATTCATCATAGTTGTGAGTGCTTTCGTAGGTGTCGAGATAGCGTTGCAGCTCTTGCTCCATCCGGCAATACTGCGCCTCCGCGCCCAGCATCGCGTCATCCTCGCTGAGATAAGAGGAAGCGATAACCGACGAGCCGGTAGAGGTGAGCATCGAACACGAGCTGATACCGGCACCGAGCAAAACGAGAAGGGCAACTCCGACGCCGATCCAGATGAAGACCTTCTTGTTATTCTCAAAGAACTCCTTGAGCTTGTCGGACACCTTTTCGCCGAGCTTCTTGCCGGTATTCTTCGTGGCAGTCCCGGCAGTCTGAGAACCGGCATTCCGTGCAGCGGCATATTCCTTCTTGATGTTCTGCTTCTGGTAGTGCTTGTTCATGTTCTGCTTCTTCATCTCAGGATGCTCCTGCTGATTTCTCTCATATTGGAGCTTGGCGTCAGCTACATCCGCCTTGTGTTCCAGCTTGGAAACCTTCTCATAAGGCTTGTTGACGCTGCTTTCCCGATGATGACGGAAATGCCTCGCAGCGGTCTCAGCGGCAATCTCTGTTTTATGCGCCGCCTCAACCGCCGAGTTTTCCTGCTCGACCTCATGGATTTTGCCGTGAATGCCGGAAGCAAGGGTGTCACCGACCTTGCGGACGGTTTTATCTGCCTCAAATTGCAGCTTGCCTTTGCTCTTGGGCTTTTTCAACTCATCCTCAAAATGAAGGCGGGTTTTGCCCTTTCCGGTCTCTTCATCGAAGACACGCTCTTTCTTGAGAACCTTGTGCGTGGGCAGCTTTTCACGGGCAGCATCCAGACGCTCATGTGCCTTCTCAGACTTCCTTTCGAGCTTCTGCATCCTCTTCGTGGGCGGGACGGCATCGTCCGAGACCGGCTTTGCAGAGGCGGTTTCTGCCGCTTGGGAGAGAACAGCATCCGCGTCAACGGCTTCAACCGCAGAGGTCTTGCGCAGCTTGTGCGTGACAACCGTTTCGGCAATCACCGTGCCGGTGTGAGAAGAAACGCCGTGCTGCTCCAAAGCAGGAGGCTTGAACGGAGTCTCTGATGCGGGCAGCGGTTCGGGTGCATTCTGGGGTGGATTTTCTGCCCTTTTCTCTTCTGTGACGGACGTTTCCGAGGGTGGCTGAGTGTTATTATCCTCAGCGTGTTCCGACTGAAACTGACGCTGCTGACGGCGCATCTGCACCTTTTTCTGTTCCTCCGGTGAAAGTGCCTCGGAAGGCTCGGCTGTCTCAGCGGGCTTCACCAGCTCTGCATCTTCCAGACGTTTGGACACGCGCTGCTCGGTGCCAGCCGTCAGGTTTTCCTCAACCGCGCCCTCCCGCTTCATCCGCAGAACAACCTTGTCGCGGGCTTTGAGTTCCGGTTCCTTGGACATCAGATTTCACCTCCAATCCGCTTGTAGGCAAGCTCGGTGTATTCAGGGTTCAGCTCTATGCCCACAAAATGACGCCCCATCTGCGCGGCAACCATGCCGGTTGTGCCGCTTCCCATGAACGGGTCAAGCACAATGCCGCCTTCTGGACAACCGGCGAGAAGACAGGTTTCAACCAGCTTCGGAGGGTAGGCGGCATAGTGACCGCCCTTGAAGGGGACGGTGTTGATCTTCCAGACATCGCGCTTGTTGCGGAGCGGATTGATGTCACAATCCTTGATCTCGCCATGCTCACGGGGGCGGTTGATGGACTGCGGCTGGGGCTGACCGGGAACGGGTTTGCCGTATTTGTTGCCGCCCTTCATGCCGCGCTTGAGGCGTTCTGCCGTTGCGGGGGCAATCGGCTCGGAGATCGCCTTGTAGTCAAAGAAATACTTCTTCGACTTGGAGAACAGGAAGACGTGTTCGTAGCAGCGCGATAGGCGGTCTTTCACGCTCTCCGGCATGGGGTTATCCTTCATCCAGATGATGTCGTTGCGCAGATACCAGCCGGTATCGCGGAGGGCAAAAGCAAGCATCCACGGAATGCCGATCATGTCCTTTGGCTTGCAGCCCTCAACCTTGTTGTTGAGAGCCACAGCCTGACCGTTTCTGCCGTTGGGGTTCTTCGGATCAATAAAATCACCCTGATTGCCCTTTCCGGCGTAGGTGTCCGAAATGTTCAGCCAGAGCGTTCCATCCGGACGCAAAACGCGCCTGACTTCGGTAAACACTTCCGTCAGGCGCGAGATATATTCCTTCGGCGTTGTCTCTCTGCCGATCTGAGCTTCCATGCCGTAATCGCGGAGCGCGTAGTACGGCGGGGATGTCACACAGCAATGAACGCTGTCATCGGGCAGAGTTTTCAGGATTTCAAGGCAATCGCCGGTATGAATGATGTCAAGCTCTATGGGTATCAGCTCCTTCCTTTGAGAGCCGGACGGCTCAGTCAGAGAAGAACTCGTCCGGCTCGTAGTCCTCATCGAGATCGTCAATCTCGTCTGCCCAACGGTCGAAGATTTCCTCGGCTTCCTTCGCCGCCTCACGATAGAGGCTCAGGCGGTTCTTCTCAAAGGCGGCAAAGGCGGGGACGAACTTGCCGAACTCGCGGATTGCCTTCACATCCTGCGTGCGCATATCTGCGACGCACTGAATGATTTCGGACATCGTGAGCAGATCGTCGATCATGGTTTCGTAGTCTTCCTTGGCGATGGTGACGGTATCGGCATCGTCCTCAGCCGCTTCCTGCTTGCGGACTCGGAACGTCTCGTGGACATCCTTCATCAGCTTGAACACACAGTCAGTGGTCTCATCGAAAATCTCCTGCATACGCTCTGCCATCTGGTCGGCGCAGTCCTCCAGTTCCTCATGAACGTGGAGGTAGGCGCGATGGTGCTTTTTCAGTTCGGTTTCCTCGTGGATGAGGGCAATGAGATCGGCGCTCATGTCGATGACCTCAAGCAGAAGGTCAATCGGCTTGGTGATGCTGCCAAACGTGGTGTTTACGGGGACACCGCTGGCTTCTGCGATGATGCTCTTGGCGTTCTCAAGATTGAAGTTCTTATTCATATTCAAAATTCTCCTTAATTCTGTACGGTTTCTTCGGGCTTGGTGGTCATGATGCGGTAGAGCTGCGTGTTCTTGGGGAAATCGTCCTTGAATGGCACGATGGTTGAGCCATAGAAGATCAGCCCCTCACCGGCGTTGGAATTGGTGATGTAGTTCTGCTGGCTGGGCGAGATGTTCAGCGCCTTCGAGAGAATCTGCCGGTCACCGGATGCCTGATTCAGAAGGTAGACAAAATCCGAGTTTTATAGTGATAGGTAAGCCCCTGATATCATCTCAGGCTTTTCCCCCACTTCACACCGTGCATGCGACTTTCACCGCACACGGCGTTCCATCGGTTAGTAGATTTCGTTGTCTAAACAATCAAACCTGTCATAGAAATACTGTGTTGTGTTGATTAGTGAGAGATTAGATTAACGGCAGAGACGCCAACTCACGGAGCGTATTTACCTTTTTGAGCTGGCTCTTGTCAAGCTGTAGGAGTTCCAAATATTTTGCGATTGTATCTGCATTGATGGCATGAATCAACTTGTGTACAGAATCCTTCACTAAAATAAGATTCCCATAGGAATCATCGCCTCCAAGATACCGGGGCAGTTTGTGATGACAGTGAATCTCATGTGTACTTGAGAATTCTTCACCGGTAACAGCACATTTTCCCCATTGAGCAGAGAATAGTGATATTCTGTTATCTGCATATTCCGCGCTATAGCCATAGGGTGGCTTCCGCATAAGCGAGAGCAGAATGGCCATATTGATTCGTAGGTTATTGTGAATGCCTTCCCGCCCCTCTGGAGTGTAGTAATTCCATGTTTTTTTACGGAATAAAGGATTCTTGTGTTGCGTGTAGCCAATAGGATATACTGGCTCATTTGTGCCTGCAACATATCGCATCATTTTGGATTTTCCAAATCGGCTTCTTTCAAACTCAGTCAATTCCCGTCCGGTTTTAACCAATCGATTCCCGTTACGGGTACTAAGCCTATTTGTGAGCAGTGTCATAACTGCACGATTTAGTATTGCGCAATCATGGTTGATATGGGTGGCAATGCAGTAATAATTCTGCATTCCTGTGACCATACTGTTATAGAGCCTGATTTCACCCTGTTCTCCATAGATTTTTCGGGGATGGACAATCCGTTTTGCCTGTGTTTTCAGCTTCTGGCGCTTGTGGTCAAAATTCTTATCAGCGATGTATGAAATTACCACCAGCTTGTTGCCTTTCCTGTGAACTTTCATCTTGAACCCAAGGAAGTCTGAGTAATGATTTCTGACATTGATAATCCTTGTTTTCTTTTCTGAGATTTCCAGTTTCAGCCTTTCTCTTAACCACTGTATAACTGCGTGCATTGTCCGTTCAGCAGTATCTTTCGTTCTACAGTAAATCCGAAAGTCGTCCGCATATCGAACAATGAACATCTCTTTGAGGTTGGACTTTTTCGCCTGTCTGTACCCGTTTTCAGGTCTGACATTTCTTTTGCATATCGGACTCCATTGCCATTGGCTTTCAACCCAGTGGTCGAGTTCGTTAAGAACGATGTTTGCAAGGAGTGGAGAAATGATTCCACCCTGTGGTGTTCCCTTATCAGGCGTAATAAATGTTCCGTCCTCAAGTTTTATCTGTGCTGTCAGTATTCTCCGAAGCACAAATATAAGCGCCTTATCGTGAATCCCCATTGCCCAAATCTGCCGAATCAGCTTTGCATGGTTCACATTGTCAAAAAATCCTTTAATATCGAATTCAATGACATAGTGCAGGTTTGCTTGCTGTAACAGTTTATAACTTCTGGCAATAGCGTTTTCTACGGAATGGTTCGGTCTAAAGCCATAGCTGTTCTCACTGAACTTAGCTTCACATACCGGCTCCATTACCTGCTTAATACATTGTTGGATTAACCTGTCCCAGATGCATGGAATGCCTAAGGGTCTTGTCTTGCTCGGGTCGTATGGCTTCGGTATCTCCTTTCGCCTGACTGGCTTAGGACGATAACCATGCTCACTTCCGTTTACAATAAATCTCACTTTTTCAACTACTTCATCAGGGGAGCACTTTCCAATGTCCCTGATTGTGAGTTTATCTGTTCCACACGTTTTACTTCCTGTGTTTTTCTTGATATTTCTGTATGCCAGCAGAATGTTTTCCCTTTGAAGGACGATAGACATGAGGTCTGTAAACACCTCACCATTCTTACTGGCAGCATATAGATTATCGAAGGTATCTTGCATTCCGTAATACTCGTTATGTCGCAGATTTTCCTCACATAGCAGTTGTTTCTTTTTTCTGGTCATAAGGCATCACTCTCCTTTCGCGGGAAAGTGTCCCTTTTTGTCTTACTCGTAATCCTTATACGATTGAATGACAACAATAGTTTCTAACCGACTAAAGCCCATTCCTCAAGCCCGCCTTTTTCGTTGGGCTGTCATAGGTTCGAGCTTCGCTTTTCAGCACAGATTAAGCGGCTTATATGATTCGTCCGCAGATTGCTTATGAGCAACTCTGTACCTTTCCACGTTCCGATAACCCTATCTGTACATATATCCTTAGGTGTCCGCTATAGTCCTGTCAGCTTGATTGTGCCTGTAACACAATACGGAATTTCATATTTTCGATTTTTACTTTACCGCACTGACCCACATTTAAGTGTCCGTACATTTCTATACGGTAAACATCTAGACCCGTACATTCGCGGTTTTCGTCAGTCCGTCGTAGACATTCTCACCATAGATATTTTATAGACTCCCGGCGTGTCATCTGCATACAGTACCTCTACTGCACTTTCGTCAGCCGTGTTGCCACGCTGTTACGACAAACTTCCGCCGACTTTATCGAGCTCCAGACTCCAGCCATTACAGCCGAAGCCGGTCGAAGTATCAGAGTAGGCATTTCAGGGCGTTACTCCTTCATTCTACCTATCGGGTTATCAGTTGTTGCTCATCCCTGCCGAGATAAGCCCGACGCTTTTAGCATCACATGGCCATAAGTCTATGAAGTATTACCCTCATAGCGTGATGTTTGTGCGTCAACGTGTCGCACCAAAGATGTTCTCTACCTCGCGGGACGCAAGAAGATCCTTGACGTTCTGGGTGATGCCGGTGGGGATGCCGCCCCACTTTCTGAAACGCTTCCAGATTTCCACGCTGTACGCGGCGGTCTGTTCCTCTTTCAGCAAAAGATGGAACTCGTCCATGTAGTAGCGCGTTGCCTTGTGCTGGGCGCGGTTAATGGTGACTCTGTTCCACACCTGATCCTGCACAATCAGCATACCGAGTTTCTTGAGCTGCTTGCCGAGTTCCCGGATGTCATAGCAGACGAAGCGGTTGTTGACATCCACATTCGTTCTGTGATTGAAGACGTTCAGAGAGCCGTGAACGTAGATTTCAAGGGCAGTTGCGATGCGCTGTGCCTCCGGCTCCTTCTGATTTCTCAGAATGTTGTAGAGGTCTTCGAGGATCGGCATTTTCTCCGGTTTGGGGTCTGCAAGAAAATCCTGATAGACCATGCGGACACTGCGGTCAATGATGGTCTTCTCAACCGGCTGCAAGCCGTCCTTGCCGCCGACAATCAACTCACACATGGAGAGGATGAAGTCGGATTTCAGCGTCAGCGGGTTTTCCTCTTCGGAGTAGTTCGTGTTGATGTCCAGCGGATTGATGTAATCCGTGCTGACCGGCGAGATGCGGATGACTTGACCGCCGAGCTTCTGAACAAGGGGGAAATACTCGGCTTCGGGGTCGCAGACGATGATGTCATCCTCGGTGATGAGGAAGGCGTTCGTCATTTCGCGCTTGGCGGAGAAGGACTTACCGGAACCGGGCGTACCCAAGATCAGCCCGTTGGGGTTCTTGAGCTGCTTGCGGTCAACCATGATCATGTTGTTGGACAGCGCATTCAGTCCGTAGTAGAGAGCTTCGCCGCCCTGAAAAAGCTCCTGCGTGGTGAACGGCACGAAAACCGCTGTGCTGGAAGTGGTCAGCCCGCGTTCGATCTCCACCTGATTGATGCCGATAGGCAGAGAGGACATCAGCCCCTCTTCCTGCTGGAAGTCAAGACGCTTGAGCGCACAGTTATACTTTTGGGCAATGGCGGCGGTCTGGAATACAGCATTTTCGAGCTTCTGGCGGTTGGTTGCCGTGTTCATGATGAGGATGGTCACGAGGAACAGCCTCTCATTGCGGGTCTGGAGATCCTGCAACAGACGCTTTGCCTCACCGCCGAAGGTGGCGAGATCGGACGGGATGATGTCCATATCGTAGCCGGAGCGGACCGCCTTTTTCTGTTCCTCAATCTTCATCTTGTCGAGGTCGGTGATCTTCATCTTGATGCTCTTGATTGCCTTCGCCTGGTCAATCGTCCGGATATGAAAATTGACCGTAATGTTGCTGTCCATCTCAAGGAAGTCGGCAAGCATACGGTCATTGAGTTCTGGCGCGAGGATTTGCAGGAAGCTCGCCGCGCCGACGGTTCTGCCCATCTTGAAGCACTTGCCTTCACGGAAGTCAAAGGAAGTGGGCGCGATGAAATCTTTCGTGCTGAGTCCCGTCCGGGCAACCATGTCAAAGGAAAAGCGGAACGGCTCATTGGTGTCCATGTTGAATACATCATGAAGCACTTTCAGCCGCTCATAGCCGGACAGCGGCTCGGTTCTCACACCGAGGGTTTTGAAGTTGTTGAGAATGTCGGTTTCAATGCGTTCGAGCTTCGGCTTTGCCGTGCGGAGGGAGTCCGCCTCAATGCCGAAGGTGATGTACTTCTTCTTGACCAGTCCGTTGTTGCCCTTGGTGAGTTGGCTTTGCAGCATACCGGAATACTCGGAGCGGATGTCGTTGAAATCGTCCTCCTGCGCCGGGATGTTGATGCGCTTACGAAACTCATTGAGGCTTGCCTTCTGGTTGATGAAGGAGAGCTGGACGAAAATCGAGCTGTCGAAGTAGTTCAGAAAGTCGCACCAGTTCTCGAAGATGGCAGTTTTGTCCTCGTTCTGCGCAAGCTGGTAGTTGATGTCCTCAAAGGCGATGGACTTCGTGTAGAGGCGGCTGTTTACCTTGCAGATACCGTCGCGGCACATCTCCACATAGGGAATGGTCTGCTGGGCGGACTTGCGGACTTTCTTTGCCTTCCTGTCCTTTTTCTTCTGCATGACGATCCGCTTCTTTTCCTGAGCGGAAAGGGCATCGCCGTAAATGACACCGTTTTTGACCGTCATCTTAGGCTTTGCCTTTGCTGTGCTGTTGTTCAAGCTGCAATTCCTCCTGTTCTTTGATTTTCTGCTGAATCTCAGCGTAGAGATTGTTTGTGCGATAGGGACGCACCTTGTCCCGGATGAACATGGACTGTACGATGTGGTACAGATACTTTTCGGCGGGCTGACCGTCCTTCTCGTAAAGCGCGAAGAAGATGAACGGGAGCATGATGACCACCATCAGCATTGCCGCCGTAGACAAGTCGAGATGCACCTTCGCCAGAAAGAAGATCGGGACGCCGACCGCCGCAGCGATGGAAAAACAAATGAGCTGCCGCTTGGTCAGGTTGAACATGACCTTCGTTTTGACGCGGTTAAGATCCTTCGGGACCGGAACAAATGCCATTGACTGTTTCCTCCTTTCCGAGAGTAATGCTGCATTCGACCTCATTGCCCCAAACATCCCATCCTTCGGGAGACTGACGGGCAAATAGCTCTACGCGGGGAAGGTCTCCCATGAGGCGGACAATGCGTTCCCGCGCCTCATCCGGCTTTTTGGAATGCTCTTCGATGTGGCTGAGGATGACCTGACGCACACCGGCGTCAACTCGCTTCGGGTGTCCCTTCGTGGCAAGGATGCAGATTTCGGCATTCGCCCTTGTCCAGTAGCCCATGCCGGTAAAGAGATCGTCGTTCCTTCGGTTTTGCTTCACCCATACAAAAGCCACGGTCTTATAAGAAAAGCCCCATGCCGTCAGCACTTCGAGTGCTTCACAGAGGCACGGGAACGTGATCCAGAGAAACAGAGTGCAGTCCTTAGCGGCAAGCTCACCGACCGGAAGTGCCTTGATGTCTTCAATGCACATTGTCGGGTAGTGGCTTTCCGCCGACCGTCCCTGTCCCTTCTTGGAGTAAGTCCGATACGCCCAAGGGGGATCGGCGTAGATGATGCTGTACTTCTTCATGCTGCCGACCTCCTTAGTGCGCATGGAAAATGGATTTTGCGAGGCTTCCAGTCTTGAACAGCGAGAAGCACAGAATAACCGTGTACGCTGCCACAGAGAACAGAGCCGAATGAATGTTGTCTGCGATAATCATGCCGTTGATCAGCACCGCATAGATGCCAACGCAGACCATGATGAGAAAGCCCTGAAATGCCAGAGCAAACAAGCCTTTCAGATAGTTCGTTCCGATGCTGCCCCATTCGCGGTTGCTCATGGTTGCGATGGGAATAGGCGCAATGCTCACGGTGCAGTAAATCTCAATCATGCGCCCGTAGAGAATGACCGTAATGAGGATCGCCATAATTTTGAGGCACAGGCTGATCAGAAGCGTTTCTATCGACAGTCCGAGCAGTTCTCCGACGCCCATGTTCTCCATGCCGGTACGCATCTGCGCAATCGTCGAATCAATATCAATACTGGTGTTGCCGTGGATGACTCCGGCTGCACCGGAAACCACGTTCTGCCCGATGTCGAATACTGCCATCACGATGTCAAACGTGTGTGTCACGAGATAGATCGCCACAGCCGCCTTGAAAAACCACTTGAAGAACATCCATGTGTCCATGTCATGAAGGTTGTTTTTCTCGGTGATCATGGAAATCAGCTCGTAGCACAAAACGAAGGTGATGATGATACCAGCGATGGGGACTATCACGTTTTCGGATAGTCCCCGGATCATCTGGTACACGCCGCCATTCCAGCCGGACGGTGTTTGCCCAACTTCGGCTGCAATCGTTCCTACCTTCTCGTTGACATCGGTGAACATATTGGTCAGGTTGCTCTCGATCCATCCGATCAGCATATCCTTGAGAGCCTGTTCGATCTTTTCTAAAATGCTGCCCAATATTTCACCACCCTTCGGTTAAGCTGGGCTTGCCGTGGATTAGCCGAACAAACCGGAGAGCAGGGGGATGAGGGTCGTGCCGATCAGCACCACACCGCCGCCAGCCATGAGCTGCTTGATGCCCTGAGACTTAGCGCCGGGGTTGTCGTTGCCGTAGCCTTCCATGAGGTTGACAACACCCCACACCGCAAGACCTGCGCCGAGGGCGATAACAAGCGTCTGGAGAACCGTAACTGCCTGATTGATAAATGCCATACTTGAATTTCCTCCTTAAATCGTTGGTGAATTGTGAGGGGCAAGTGCCTTTTCCGCACCCGCCCCGATGGTTGCTTCTGCGCGGCTGCCGGATTAACCGAACAGACCGGAGAGCAGAGGGATGAGGGTCGTGCCGATCAGCACCACACCACCGCCAGCCATGAGCTGCTTGATGCCCTGAGACTTGGCGCCGGGGTTGTCGTTGCCGTAGCCTTCCATGAGGTTGACAACACCCCACACTGCGAGACCGGCACCGAGGGCGATAACGAGCGTCTGAAGAACCGTGACAGCCTGATTGATGAAAGCCATAGATTTTCCTCCTTGATTTGAAAAAGATTGGTTGTGTATTTTTGAAAATGGGCATAAAAAAAGAAGCCCCGTCGCTGTTCTGCTTTGGGATGAGCCATCAGGCTTTACCCACTGCGCAGTGCAGCGACGGGGCTTTAATCTGCATCGACCTCGCCCATATCATAGAGGTCGAATGTGTCATCGGGCTTGACCACCAGCTTGTGCTGCCGGTATTTCTCGATGTCAAAGGCGTTCCGCTTGTCATAGTCGGAGAGCTGCCGGTACTTTGGATGCTTCGTAATGTCGTATTTGTTACTGAGAAAAGGTCTCACGCCTCGAAGCTGCAAAATACACTTGGCTCCGTCCATGACGGCGATCTCATCCTGAGACATCAGTTCCTTGCCGGTTTTCTGATAATTCAAGCCATAGGAGTTGTTGTTGGAACGGGTTTCCGAGGTATTGTAAAGGTCGATTGTCTCCTTGCCCAGCACCTCGCTGATTTCCTTGAGGGTGGATTTCTCCTTGCCGCCGAGGAAAAGTGTGCAGTCACAGTTGCCCGTGATGGTGTCAGCCGCATCCTTGTAGATGGTCTTGAGCTGAGACTGGGACTGCAAGATGATTGACGCCGAGATTTCCCGGCTTCGGATGGTGGCGATGAGCTTATCAAACTTCGGGATTTGACCGATGTTCGCAAACTCATCGAGCAGACAGCGCACATGAACGGGAAGCCGTCCGTTGTAAACGTCATCTGCTTTGTCGCACAAAAGGTTGAAGAGCTGGGAATACATGATTGCCACGACAAAATTGAAGGTGTCATCGGTGTCGGAAATGATGACGAACAGTGCCGTCTTCCGGTCTCCGATGGTGTCCAGCTCCATCTCATCGTAGCTCATCAGCTCCCGCAGCTCTGCGATGTCGAAGGGCGCAAGCCTTGCACCGCAGGAAATTAAGATCGACTTGGCTGTTTTTCCCGCCGCCAATTTGTATTTGCGGTATTGCTTGACCGCGAAGTGATCCGGGTCATGGGCTTCCAGCTCGTCGAACATCTTGTCCACGGGATTCTTGAAGGTTTCATCGTCCTCTCTGGCTTCCGAGGCATTGATCATTTCGAGCAGGGTAGTAAAGTTTTTCTCGTGATCAGGTGCCTCGTACCAGATGTAACCGATGAGGGCTGTATAGTACAGCTTCTCCGCCTTCACCCAAAAATCTTCGCCGGACTTATCGCCATCTCCCTTCGTGTTGACGATGATCGTATTGACCAGCTTGAGGATGTCCTTCTCGCTGCGGATGTACGCGAATGGGTTGTAGTGCATGGATTTTTTGAAATTGATGGTGTTCAGCGACTTGATGACATAGCCGCCCTTTTCGAGCATCTTGCCGCACTCCACCAGCACTGTACCCTTTGGGTCAGTGACCACATAGGAACTGTGCATCTGCATCAGGTTCGGCTTCACGAAAAAGCGCGTCTTGCCTGAGCCGGATCCTCCGATGACGAGGATGTTCTTGTTTCTGGCATATTTTGGCTGCTTCGGGCGGCTGTTCATGGTCAGGAACTCCGTCTGCGTCAGAATGACATTGTTGGAGAACTCTGGGTCCATGTACGGCTTAATGTCCTCCGGTTTGCCCCAGCGGGCAGAGCCGTACTCTTCGCCCTGCCGGAACTTCTTGCGGTTTTTGCCCTTGACGTAGACTGCCAGCTTGAGCAGCACGCCAGCCGACAGACCGATGAGAAGATCGACGGGATGAAAGCTGGGCAGCGGATTTGCAAAGGCAGAGCCGAACACGGCAAAGCCGTTTGTCAGCTTGTCGATGAACGCTGCGCCGGGGGCGAGACGAAACACGGCGGCGATCTTATCCGCGAAGTAGAAGGCGAAGACATACGGAAGGTTCAGAAGAATGAGCTTCTTCACATCGGGTTTGTTCACAGCTCCACACCCCGATCCTTGGTTTTGACCTTGACCTTCTCCTTGTGCTGCGCCTTGCTCTGGGCTTTCTCCTGATCCAGCTTGTGCCGGATGGACGGCTGTTCCTTCTGCTTGACCGTTTTGGCGGAGAACTCCTTGAAGGCGGCGGTCATCACATCAACGTCCCGTCCCTTGAAGAAGACAAGATAGCTGGGCGGCTCAACGGAAACGTCTTTCTTGAGCGCAAAGTCCAGACCGTATTTGCTGGCGGTCCGCTCAAAGGATTTGATGTTGCCATCCGTCACTTCGATGTTGGAGATGGCGGCATTCTGGCTCATCAGATGCTTGATGGACTGCTTGCCGCGATAGGTTTTTGGTTGCTGCATCTGCTTCTGTGCCTTCTCAATCTCCTGCACGAACTTGTCCAGTGCCTTTTTCAGCACCTCGGCTGAGATTTTGCCGCCCTTGATCATAATTGCAACAATTTTGGTGTTGACTTCATCCTGCATTGCGACGTTTACCTCCTTTCGTTGTAATGATTATGGGGACTGCTGCCGAAACTAAGGCGGCACAATCCGGCGATAGATGATTTTCATTTACACTGTCCTCCTTTCCGAGCATTGCTCACGATGGTATTCATTAAAGAGTGTCTTCACAAAGGCTATAATCGTAGGTCTTCGGCTTCTTTGACCCTGCCGATCTGTCCTGCCCGTAGAAATCATGATTGACGAGCGCGGAGTAGTAATTGTCTATCGTCAGAGAGGCGTTATACAGAGCGGTCAACAGGTACGCCCGGATATTACGGATGTCTGACGGGTTCTTGTTCATTGCTTCCAGAACGTACTCAATGTGGCTGCTATTCAGCTTGAGAAAGCGGGACTTAACCACTTGCTGCGGCATATCCTCGCCATTGATACGGATGGTCGGAGCGGTAGAGCAGACGGCATCCAGCATGATGTCCATGATCTCCCGGAAGCGGTCTTTATCGAACTTCGGATCCTGACAGAGAATGTCGTAATCAAGATTCTCTTTGATAATCTCTTCATACTCGCTTCGCTCATCCATCCTGTCCATCCCATCAAGATTGATGGATTGATAGTTCTTTGAGAGAGTATTTCTTTCTTGGGTAATTACTTGATCAGTATTTATTTGTGCGTACTTATCCCCGCGTGGATTATCCACATCTGGCTTCTCCACACATGGATTTTCCGTGTGTGGCTTTTCCCGTTCTGGTGTAGACTCCTGCGGCTCTTCGTATATCTCAAAGATTGTGTTGCTCATCCTGCCTTTACCGTCTCTCTGCCGGTGCCGGACAAGGTAGCCGTGCTTTTCAAGCTCACGGAGCGCGGAGAGAATGGCATCCGGACCTTCCTTGCAGATTGCAGAAAGTCCCTTGGTTGAGAACTTCCAGCCATCATTAAACGAGAGCATCTTTGAGAGAAGACCGACTGCCTTGAGTGACAGGCTCTTGTCTCGAAGGTGGAAGTTCGCCATGACCGTATAGCCACGATTCTTGTTTACGCGATAGACTGCCACAGAAATCACCTTGCCATCTTGGAAAGCAGCTCTTCGCCGCACTTTTTCTGGAACTTCATTCGGATGACATCCTTGCCCTTCGGCGTGAAGTAGGTCTGAGAACCGGTGTAGCAGTACGTCACAAAATCGCGGACGATAAACAGTCCGGCATTGCTGTCCTTGTTGTAGGGAAGAAGCTGACCGGAGGGAGATCGGAACAGGTACTTCTCCCTGAGAAGAAACTGGACGAACTTGCGCTCCGGGATTTTCAGTTCCTTCGCCGTCGTTCGGATATTGGTGCAGTCATCCGGATTGATGAAGGCGTCGTAGTAATCGGCTTTGGGCTTTGCCGTGTTCAGCTCACACTCAAGAGCCTTTACGCGATTCTTTTCCAGAATCAACGCCTGAGCAAACTCCACAATGACCGCTGGTTCCTTCTGAATACGTTCCAGAAGGGAGTCCGTCATGTAGCCGCCGGTCTTGCGGATCATGGGGATGACATCATGTGTGATCCAGCGTTTGAAGGCTTTGGCTTCGGGCTTACGGCTGCTCAGAATAAGCGTGTAAAGTCCAGGTTCGTTCACCACCGTCATGTTGGGATTGCCTCGTTTATTACCCTCATTTGAAATGAGGGTAATCATCTTCTCGTCCGCATCCAGCCGTGAAATGGCTTGTGACGAATTGCCGATCTCCAAAGCCCTGCACACGTCTACCGCCACAAACCACGGCTCGTTTTCGATCAGGGCTGTTCGGATTTCTCCAAACTGTTCATTCTTGAAGACTTCGATTTTGTTATCCATGATTGACTTCCTTTCCGGCAGCAGATGTGCCACTTTGGTTTTTGAGGGTAGAAACGGGATTGCAGCAGTAGGGACACTCTGCAAACACGCAGGACTGATATTTCCAGAAGGGGCGATGAAAGCGGCAGCTTCGGCACTCAGGGAGAATGCCATCCGCGCCGCTGTCAAAATGCTCAAAGCCGGGTGTGGTCTGCATCAGCAATTCCAGTGCTTGAAGATCACCGGCTGTCATGCGTTTCATGCTTAAAAACTCCTTTCTTTCGCCGCATCGCCAGCAAATACTCCGGCTTTTGGGCAACAAAAAAAGAGGGTTTGCTTCTTACTCCAAATTGGAGAAGAAACAAACCCTCTTCGTTTACGATGTAGTTCAGATGATTTCTCGGATGGTATGAATGATACCGAGCAGCAGCCCGATGAAGAAGGCGAGTCCTCCGATGAGACCGCCTATGATTAAGTTCAATGCGAAAATGCCGACTGAGCCGGAGATGCCGTAACCGCTTGGAACGAGCCAGAGGCACATCCTCCGGATGCCGAATGGCAAGCCGACGCAGATCCACATTAGGAAGTAGTCGCATACGCCGTCAGGCATATAGATCGGCTTGAGAAATGACGCGAGGCAGAACGCAAGCGCGATTGGAAGCACAACTTCCTTCAAGAAGACTTTGATAGCACCCACTATATCCTCCTTCTGCCGGAAGTGTGCAGCGGCACCCTCCGGCTTGCTTGATTATTGTGAAAGTCCTTTGTTTTCGGTCAAAAAAAGAAGGGACTAAGCCAGAATGCCTTGGTTTTCAAGGTCTTTCTGATTTAGTCCTATTATCGCACAATAATCTTTTACAATAATACAGTTGATCTTTCCGGCCTGAACCATTGTTAAAAGTTCCTGCACCGCCGGACGCTCAAAGT